TATCGCTTGCAAAGTTTGGGTTGCCATCGTTAAAGAGTGCATCCATTCCACCTTGGAAGATAATATCTAGCGATCCCTTTGGGATACCTACTTCATTAAGTGAATCAAGTCCTGGGATTCTAGTAAGACCCTTTGGTAGCGATAGCCACATAATGTCGTTACCAGATGTTTCGCCTACTGGGATTGGATTACCTTCATAATCTGTAACCAAACCAGCACGGTTAGGTGACTGCCAAATATTGTAAGCGCGTGGAACAATAGCTGGATTAGCAACTGCTAACTTTAGCCAAGTCTTGTAAGCGTTCTCCTGTGCAGAAAAGAATGGGCTTATATACTTCATAGCACCAGCAAGATTTGTGCGGCGCTCAATATTAAACAGGATGCCCTTCATCTCACGAACTGCAATCTTGTGAGTAGCATTCATAATCTTGGCTTGTTCTGCAGCAGTAAGACGTCCATCTTCCTTAAGACCAGCTGCAACATCTACGCGTCGCTTAAGTTCACGGCGATATAGATGAGCATAAAGAGGATGACGTGCCCAAGCATCTTCAGGCATCGTTCCTAGTAACTTAAATAATCCGTTAATACCTTTTCTAACAAACTTATCAGACTTGTTAAAGAAAGCATCTTCAAGAAGATGGCCGTGAATGATAGGTAAATCTGAAGGATCCTTAAAAGTTGTACGTAAATCTGCTCCTGTAATCTCACGTAACTTAGGACGAAGTCCAGATGTTACCGGCAGGTATGTGTCAAAGAATCCGTTAATGCGAACTACATACTCTTTGGCATCAGATGAATTAAGGCTAAGGCGTCTGCGTAAATCACGGCCTTCTTGAGAACTTACTAGCCAACTGGTTATCTCATCAATGCTCTTGCCATCATTAAGCTGGCGTACAATTTCTGAGTTACCAAAAGCCTCACGAAGAGTCTGTGCCCACTGTTCAAAGTAGCCTTTGTCTGTTGGGCGAATAGCCTGAATACCCTTTGAGGCAACTGTGCGTGCATAGATATCTGAGTTAGTATCAACCATACGCTGGAATGAGTTATCAGATGAGGCAATCTTACGGAACATCTCTCCAAGAGGACCGCCAAAGGCATCGTCAAGAATGTATACAGCACCATCTGAAGTTGTAACTTCGTATGATCCTGAAGCAATACGCTTCTTTGGAGTCAATTCTGTGTTGCGTGCAATAACACTTGATAGGTGGTCATATACAGCAAGCTTCTCTTCACGAAGCAAACGTGCTGTAGATAGTTCCATCGCTAGGTTGGCGTCATCTGGGAACAATGAAGCACGTGCTTCTAGTTCTCCTACCTTAACCTTTAGTGCATCAAGTTCTTTTGTAAGTTTCACAGTATCTGCTTGTACTTCAGCAAATGTACGACCTGCATCAATCTTGCGATATCGGTCTATAAGGCGTGCTGCTTGCTTGTTAGTGTTGTAGACAAAGTTCTTTATACCAGGACCAAGATGTTGCAGGCTGGCCATAGAGCCAACTGCTGCTGCAATACGTAGCTGTGAGTCAATAGCGTTACGTTGAGTGTAGCCAAGACGAAGCAAAGCTCCAGCCTTGAACATATCTTGAACAAAGTCAGCACCGTGTAATACGTAATCTTTAGTATTTCCAGCAAACTTTTGGATAGTTGTGCCTTCACGCTTAAGGAGACTGTTAAGCAAACCAAAATCCATTACTGGCAAGTAGTTAGCAGATTGTGATTCTAACTGTGGAACCTTAATAATAGAACCATCGGTGTCTACCATATAGCCTTTATCTTGAACAGACTTTAAGGCAGAAGTGCGAGCACCGTTGTAATTGTTATAGATTATCTCTGCAATCTCGTCATCTTCGATGCCATTCTTGCGTGCGATATCTCTAAAGATTTTATTCTCTAAGTTCATTGTTGCTGCATAGCGCTCTTCTGGAGTGGCAGCCTTGATATAAGAGTTAAGCAATCCTGCTGCTTCGTCAGGTGTATATCCAACAAGTTTTGTTGCTTGATTTACTGTAGCAATAATTTCTTTGTATGAATCTGCATCATTAAAATCTACCAGACCTGCTGGACGTTCTCCTTGATTCCAAGAAATCTTTTGGTATAAACGGTGGAACGGAGTTGGCTGGAATACTTCTACCTTGGCAGATCCAACGCTTTGGTCGTAAAATTTAAGAGCACGTGACTGTGCTACAAAATCATCTATACCTGTAACAAGTGGACCACTGGTACGTGTTAGAGATCCGCCACCTTCTCCAAGTTGGAACAACTTAGCAAAATACTGGTCTGATTCAACGAGTGCTTTGTAATTAGCAGCAGCCTCTTCAATAACAGCAGGGTTGTCATTTAAGAATGGAAGCATTCCTGAACCATCAGGTGCTGCAAATAACTTGTATTCATCTACAGCGCCAAGGTCGCCACGAGCTGCCTTGAGGGCATCAGTAATATCTACACGAACAGATGCTAATTCATCCATAGCAGCAGGGTCACCCATTGCTGAACGCAATACTAATGAAGTCTCATCAACTGACTTAGACTCACCAAGCATATAGGCAAGAAGACCAGGCTGTGAAGATGACTTAACCATTGGGTGGTTAATAGCATAAGATGAATCGTTTTTAGTAAAGTCTTCTAGTATTGGAGTAAAACGGTTTTTAACTCCGTACTGAGCTTTGGTAATATCTTCAGCAGCTTGTGCTACAGCATCAGCATTCTTAAGTACACCCTGTGCTAGTTCACTAGCCTTGAGCACCTTAGCTGCTTTACCGCCAACAACTGTTACGTCTCCAAAAAACTGAGCTACTACATCTACTGTTCCGGTACTGTATTTTCCCCAAGCAGATTTCTTAAAGGCTGCATCCCGCTGTGCTGGATCATAGATATTAAACTTTGGGTCATATCCACTTCTATACTTGCCAACAAATGCTTGACCAAATGAAATCTCTTCACGGCCATTCCAAGCCTTGCGCCATACGTTAGGGTCAAAAAAAGCAACTGGGCCAGTCTTGTTAATTTCACCCTCTACAAGTTGAACGACTGTTGCAGGTTCACGAATGTAGTCACGGTTTACTTCATAAAGTTTTTCAAAGGCTGGAGCTACGCCTGGTACCTTCATAATGGCACCACCGGCAGAAGCTAAAGGCTTGACTATGTCTACGCCTGCAGTCTTTCCAGACGATTTAACTGTGTCAATAAAACCTTTATACTCTTTATCATCGCTCCAAGGAGCAGTGACTACGTCAAAAGCAAAACGTGTTGGAGCAGTAACTGCGCCAAGGACTTCTCCGCCAAACTGAACGGCACCTTTACTTACAGTAGATGCAAGATCACCTAATCTGTTATACCAACTCACGCATAGTCTCTTAACTGGCGGATAGCCGCACGAGTTTCAGGAGATGCGTTAGGAAGACTTGCAACGTAAGTCAATACTGGCATATATGCAGCAATGCTTGCACGGAAATTAGCATCGTCAGGTTGACGCATCATAAGAGCATCTGATCCTGCTCCTGCGCCTCTATCAATACCAGAAGTTACTGGTTCATCTGGGCGCTGTGTTGGGTCGTAAAGACCTACAGGTGGGTTTGATACACGTGGTGCTTCTGAAAGTTTAGGGTTTTTGGGTGCCTTAGCAAGCGGTGCACCTGATTTAGCTGCGTCATAAGCTGCACCATCACCGTAAGATTGTGACTGGTATGAAAGATCAGTGCGCTTTGCGTACGGTCCAGGACCAGATACACCCTGCATAGGGTTCTTAGCGTCTTCAATCGCCATCTGTATTCTCCTGAATAGTCTCTAAGTCTGTGGCAAAGTCTTCCCAGACTTTGTTTAATTCTGTTTCTCTATTAGCATTGTAAATAGATAATTCTAATAAATCTTCTGCGGCTGCTGTAACAACTTGCATCATATTATATGCAAGCTCCGCGCCAACAACTAAAAAGTCAGCGAAGCGCACTGGACGACGAACTTTATTATCCATCCAGTGCACCCGCTTTCTAAAAGTTTTTTACTTCTTTACTTTCTTACCTGGCTTTGGTGTTCCAGCGAATGGAAGCATCTTCTTTCCGCCTGTGACAACAGATCCTGCCTTGCTGCCTTCAACTGGCTTTGACATTGATGCTGGTGCTTGTGTACCTTTTTTCATATTTCACCCCCTTAGAAGTTATGCCGCGCCGCCGATTGAAGCGAGCAATGATGCGATATCTGGTCTTCCTTGCGGAGCACCTTGTGGACCGCCAGCAGCAGGGGCTGCACCGCCAGTTGTTTCCATACTTGGCTGCGAGGCAGAGGCGGGAGCCATACCTGCTACTGGTGGCTGAGGCTGCATCGCTGCTGTCTCAGGCTGAGGTTCTGGCGTAAACGCCTTCTCCACAACAGTCTCAATACTCATACCCTTTTGACGATTCTTAATCATCTCTGCAAAGGAAGTAATAATTTTCATTGGATCTTGACCCTGTGCAACCATCTGTGGGATTGCAAGTGCGGTCTGCCCAATAGCTGAACGAAGTGCATCACGCATCTCTTCAACATCAACCTTTTGTTCTTCTTGGCCGACATTGATTTCAATAGGTAGTTCACGACGTACATAGTCGCGTGAAACAAGTTTATCTGAACGCATCTGTAGTAGAGCCACTGTTGCATTGTTTGGATTCATACCAGACATAATGCCGTAACGGACATCTACTGTGTAGTCACCGTTGATAGCTCTAACAGGGTTGTACTTTATCGTGTAAGGAGTTCCATCATCCATACCGCGAATTTCTTTAACCTTGTTACCAAAGATTTTCTCATCGGTCTTAAAGCAAATACCAACAAGCTCAACAAACAAACGAGCAAACTGTGATTGCGCTGCCTTGATTTGGGTATCAAAACCAGCTTGGAGAGCCTGGACACCACGACCTGTAACGATAGACGCATCTGAATTACCACCACGAGTTTCTGGATAGCGAGCACCTGTACGAAGTTCACGCTCTAGTACACCTGATTCGCTGAATAATCCAGGCGGAAGTTCAAGTGGAACGCGACGGATACCCTGTGGATTGGCAGAACGCATAATAGAATCTGGTCCGAGTGCAAGTTCCTGCACATCCTGTGGGATAGCAATAGGTGCTTGGATAGATTTCTCTGCTGCCTGAATCTGAAGTACTGCCATACGAGCACGAGCAAGTTGTACACCAAGCACGTCATCGTACTGACCGCGTGCTTCACCATCGATAGATGGGCGCATAGCCACACGGACCATACATTCACCGATTGGGTTAGGTGTATTAGATAGAACTAAGCCCTTACGATCTGGTAGATAGATAAGATCTTGGTCTTTATCGTGGTATCTAACCAACGAAAGGTATGGAGAACCTGGTGAATACTGGTTTGTTGCTACGATTTCATTGTAGAACTCTGGGTACATAGAAGCCAAAGTCTGTCCATCCATACCCACAATCTGGGTAAGAGATATACAGCGACCAAAACGGTCTAGCTCTGGGTATGTACCAAATGGGTTAATCATCTTAATCATTGGTTCATCGTTCTCGTAATCGAGTTCAACGCGACCAATAAGCATTCCGTAGGTGTTATACCAATCAGCGCCGGTATACATCTGTACGCCTAGCTCTGAACGATCTACATAATAGTTTGCAACACGACCACGTAGGTCTGCTGCCTTGCGTGCTGTATCGGAAACTGTATTAGATGCTGAACAGTTAAATGATGGCAGTGGTGCCATAGATTCTGCGAGGTCACGTGCAGCGACGTCAATGATGTTAGCAACGAGTGGCTTTGGGTACTCATCAGAAAACATAGATGGGTATACCTTGGAGATATCCCCTTGACGTACCGAAAGAACGTCACGCATACGAGCATCGCGTGCAGCGTACTTCGACTGTAAGCGAGCTACCTTAGCGGTAACCTCTTTAACTGTTAGCATTGTAATCCTTAATTAGTAAGTCCTGCGACCTTTGTTGGCCATTCGACCTTGTCAGTTGCTGCTGCTTGTGCTTTGCCAGCTGCGTACTTTGATTCGACCATCGGGTTTGTCTGAGGTGTTGTGACTGCGCCCTTGTCGATGTAATGCTCTTCTGTTGTCTCAGCCTTGTAGCTTGGTGTAATTGCCATTATTTCTTACCCTTTTTCTTTAGCATAGCCATACCAACTTTAGTTTCACGGGCCTTTTCGGACTTTGATTCGCCCTTCTTAAGTTCCTTCTTCTTTGTTGCTTTTGACTCTGTCTTTTCGTAGGCTGCGTATGCTGCCTTCTTTGTAATCTTCTTTGGTGCTGCCATATTACATACCTGCCTTTTTAGCGTTTCTAGGAGCGTCTTTTTTCTTACTATTAGCTTTTGCTTTTTTTACGTCGTTAATTGCGTAATTTACTGTAGCAGCACCCGCAGCACCCTTTGCATAATTTAAACCTGATTTTGCTTTTTTTCTAACAGAGCTACCAGTTGTAAGAGTTGCTTCTTGTAGTGGAGTAAGTTCTTTTGTCTTGTACTTTATCTCTACCTTGGTTCCTTTAATTGGCGAGTTAGGACCAGCCTTAGATGACTTAGGTGGAGTATTTGTAATTCTAGCTTTTTCTCCTTGAGTAAACTTTTTTGTTTTAATCTTAGGAGCACCAGAGGTAATCTTGGTTGCCTTAGAAGCGCTAGCAAACTTACTTACCACACTTGCCGCTTTACCAACAGGAATAAAATTAGAAGCAATCACTAAGTCTTTTACAATATTCTTGCCTGTTTTGACGGCTTCTTTTTTAATCTTATCTTTTAACGAAGGTTCTGGTTTCTTCTTGGCCATAATGATCTCCTAGACAAATGTTTGATTCTGTTGTGCTAGTAGTTCATCTATATTGACGACTACTCGCTTTCCCAACTCCGCCCTGGAGAGGAAAGGATTCTTAAGGTGGTGCGTGGCGTACTGGCCGTAATTGAGCATCTCACGTGCTCGAATTTCACAGAACCATAGAGCCATCACGATATCGGTCTTACCCTTAGTCGTTGGCGTCCACGTAATCAACTGCTCTACTAGAGCCTTGATGTTCTCTGTCTGATCACTAGGTAGATGTATCAGATTGTCGCGGTGATGCTTACCGTCAGCCTGCTTAGTACCAAAGAGGGTAGCCATAGATGCCACACCGAAGCCGGAGTCCCATTTATTAGAACCGGTATGGTGTTCACGCAAGACAACACCGCGTCCTGCCAAGAAGATACGAATACCTTCGTCTTGAGTAAGAAAAGCCTGAAAGGCGTTCTTCTCAATAATCCATTCGGACGGGCTGTATAGCTGCGTCCAGTTAATAATGATGTCACGAATTTGCTGCGGTGACGGTCTAGTAATCTTCATAACGTCTACGATGTAGCGCTTAGAGGTAGTACGGTCAATGGCATAACAGACAGCAGCGGTATCTCCGACAATAGCCGGATCCATACCGCAGATAAAGCTAAAACCAGTTAAGTCTTTAGGATGACCGGGATGGCCCATCTCAAGACGTCCTGCTTTACGCATTCCATCCATAGAGCCACGTACACATACTGGGTCAAAGGCAGCGTTTTCAGATACATCCTGTTGCTGGTAGACCAAGGCCCAGGTACTAGCATCCATTGCTTGACGTTCGTTATATAAGTTACGACCAGACCATCTAGGATATAGACCGTCTTCGTTCTTATCCTCTTCACCCTGCCCATCAAATGGAGCATCGGATGCTGGCCATAAGGTAACCCACTTGTCGGGGTCCTCGTGAATCTCAAGAAGCGCTGGCATAGCCAGATACTTCCAAGGAACCTGCCCACCTGGGTAGCGGTCCTCTTGGCGAAGCTCACGGTATAAATCTACGCTAGCAACTCTAGTACCAATAACTACTAGTTTGCCGGTAGGGTTCAAACGAGATCGCACGTCTTGGGTTAGCCAGCGAATCTGCTTCTCAAACTCATTAGCGTTCTTTAAGGTAACAGCGTCATCGACAATAATCATATCGGCACGCTTGCCGTAAATCTGACCGCCGATACCGACGGCCTCAATGTTTGGGTCCTTTTCGGAAGACTCACGAAGTTCATCACCGAAGGTGACGCGGGTTGCCTGCCAGGAAGCGGTCTTGGAATTAAACCCTACGCCAGCAGCATAAGCGCTCTGCAAGTCTGCATACATAGGATGCGTCAGTCGTTGCTTGATGGCGTAGAGAAAGTCGGCAGCTAACTGCTGCGTCTGGGATACAATCAATACTCGGAAGTTCGGGTTCTGGGCTACCTTCCACGTGACGTAGTCTACGGTGACCGTAATGGACTTGGCGTGGTTTGGCGGAATGTTAATCAGAACGCGGTTAGCAGCTAAGCCCGGTTCAAACTTCATACTGGGATGGAGCCAGCTTGGCTCACGGCCCTCAATCACATCTATGAGATTTACCTGATGCGGAAAGGTTTTGGAGTGTAGAAACCTCTGGCGGAACTCGACGAAATCGATATCGTGAACGTCGCCGGATGCAAAGGACTTCTCTTTCAGTCCGAGCCTAGTACGATCTACCTTGTCTGCAAAAATCTTATCTGTGCGGCGGTAGTACTCATACGTCTTCATAGACTTACCGGCTGAACCGCAAGCGGCGTCAATCGTCATACCTTCGGCGACACAGCCGAGGATAATCCTCTTGGCTATATCTGCTGAGTTTTCTGCCACGTAATGCTCCTAATAGTAAAATCGGCCGGAATTGGATTTCATTTATACTAGGGAAGTTGAGTTTTTACTGGGCTAGAAAAGTCTCACATACTGAGATACTAGAGATCTAGATTTAGATAGACCTATCCCATAGTTAGTGGTACAGCTCGCTTCGCCCTAGGGGGCTACGCGAAGGGTTTCACCCGAAGCGTACGGGTCGTAAACCGGAACTCTTCCCCGCTTTACTCCCCTACTATATATAAGGCGCGAAAAATAACGCGGTTCGCGTTTTTGAAATGTGATGTGTACCACATACTGTATAACCGCAGGTCAAGCTGCATATTGGGATCCGTTTCACTTTAGGAAATATATTTTTCTGGGGTATATACACCCGCGCCAGATAAATTTTTAACACGGGGGGTTCGACTTCCGCGCTTGTCTAAGGGTAAACGGCAGGGCTAGACAGTTGGGCGGACTCTGTCCAAGGCAAGGCAGGGCAGAAAGGCGGGCAGTTGGTGCAGTACGGCTAGCGCACTAACCCACCGGCAGACCTTAAGCCCTCACCCCTCGACCCCGAACAAGTGTTCGCCCTGTCAATATCTCTAGCCGTCGAACAAGTGTTCGGCAGTTAATCGATCAGACTCGACAGCCATTCAGCTCGGGAAACTCTCAGCAATCTCCCAAGTTACTAGACAGCCCTGCCTGGTAACAATACTCGCTGGTAACTTAAAGCTCAGAAAGTTCACAGGTTTCCGTTACCAAAGAGTTATAAAGATTTTTCTCTTAAATGCTTCCGATATAGGGCAGAGTGCTGTACATTGATTCCGTGAGGCAGACCCCTCACAGAAAGAGGCAAGTATGAACAAGACCGATATGGGTTGCATTAATTGCGGATTCACCACCACCGACGAAACCGAATTCCGCTTCCACCCTTGCAAGCAAGATTCATCTCGATCCGACTTCGCAATTTACAGAGCGCAGGTCAAAGAGGCGAAAGCCGAAGCAAAGCGAGATGAAATCGAGAATGAGATTCTCTCGATTATCGGCGAGACAGTAGAGGAATCGATTAACTCGATCCGATTCAATCGCCTTCGCTCTCTCTTTGCAGAATGGGAAAGTGCAGACAGCGAGCTCGGTGAAGCAACTGAGAAGGTAATCCGACTCAGCAACGAATAGACCGAAACCGCCTTCGGGCGGTCGTGCCGTTAATCGGTGCCTGATG